TCGGCGATTAGCCGTTACGGTTCGAGCGCGCTGAATGGTGCGGCGGTGGGCGGGATGCTGGGCAGCTTTGTGCCGATTTTGGGCACGGCCATCGGCGCGGGGGTTGGCGGTGGGCTGGGGCTGTTGTATGAGGCGCTGAAGCCAGTCGAGCAAAAGCCGGTGGATGTAAATGCGGCGCTCACGGTGGGGCTTGCGCCGGGCTTGGTGTTGCAAAACCAGCAGATGAAATCTTCCGGCGGCGCTGTGACGATGGATGTTGGTAGTGCGTGGGGTGTGCCGTGAGTTGGCGCGAGCGGCAGGTGGCCGCGACTTTCAAGGGCATCGAGTTTCGGACGGATAGTCACGATACCAAGGGCGGGCGCAGGCTTGTCGTCAAGCAGTTTCCGGGCAGAGAAGATTCCGAGGTCGAAGACTTAGGCGGTAAGGCCGGGGAGTTCCGCTTGAACGCGTATTTCATCGGTGCTGATTACGATCTGGCGCGGGATGCTTTTCTGGATGCGCTGAATAAGCCGGGTGCGGATTGGCTGGTGCATCCGTGGCGAGGCAGGCTGTGGGTGCGGGCGCGTTATTGGTCGGTTCACGAAAGCAACGATAAGGGCGGGTTTTGCACGATAGGTGTGGATTTTGTGACGGGCGGCGGTGATGTGGCTGCGCCCAGTGCTGACCGCACGGATATTGCCGCTGCGAGCATTGGCGGTTTTGCCGATGCGGTTGTGGCGGAGTTTGATCTTGTGCCGATGTCTGCGGACAGTATGGGCAGCATGATCGCTACGGTGCAGGGCAAGCTGGATACGGTGCGCAATATGATTTCGCTGGCGACGTTGCCGCTGACGATGCTCGGCCAGGTGCGCAACGTGATCGACGGCCTCAAGGGGGATGTGGCGGCTTTGCTGGCGCTGCCCGCGCAGTATGCCGCCGCGTTGCGCTCGTTTGCCAACCTGCTGGGTGCGGGTGACTCCGCCCTTTCTGATACGTCTATCCCGCAGGTGGTGGGCGGAGTGGCGGCGCTGACTGGTCAGCCTGTGGCGATGTCTTCCGGTGCGGGGGTATCCCCTGCTCTGTATATCAACTTGCAACGCGACGCGGATCTGCGTGGGCGGTTGTTGTTGGTCAGTGCTGCGCAATTGGCGCTGGCCGATTACCGCTCTGCCGATGACCGCGATGCTGCTTTGGCGAGTGTGCTGGGGGCGCTGGATGCGATGTTGCCGGGGATGTCAGATGCGGTGTTTCAGGCGGCGCTGGATATGCGGGCGGCGCTGATCGAGGCGTTGATGGCGCAGGAACTCTCCCCTGCTTCTGTGCGCGATGTGGTGCAGGCGATTCCGGCGACGGTGTTGGCGCATCGCATGGAGGTGGATGAGGCGGTGTTTTTAGCCAGGAACAAAGTGCGGCATCCGCTGTTTGTTCGGGGGAGGGTTCGTGGTTAAAACCTACCCTCACCCTAACCCTCTCCCGGGGGGAAAGGGAACTGTCGTGGGAGGCGTAAACCCATGACGGTTGAAATCAGGTTCGACGGTAAGCGCTATGGGTATTGGCAAACCGTGAGTGTGCGGGAGTCGGTGGATGATCTGTGTGCATCGGTCAGCTTGGGTATTGCGAAGCCCGGTTCTGGCGCGAGTGATCCGCTTCCGCTGGGCATGAATACGAAGGTTGAGGTGCTGATCGACGGGGAGCTGGTGACGACGGTGCGCGCGGGCAAGGTGCGGCGCAAGGTTGGGGAGTCGGATCACAGCATCAGCTTTGCTGCGCGGTCTTTGGCGCGTGAGCTGGTGGATTGTCAGTATTCCAAGACGCTTTCCGGTTTGAAGTTGGGCGAGGTTGTGAAGAGGCTTTGCAGCACGTTTAAAGTGCCTGTGAAGATCAATGCGGATACGGCTGTTGTGCCGGAGTTTTCAATGCAGTGCGAGATTCCGGCCAATGCGCTTATCAACGCGGCGCGGGCGGCAAATTTGTTGCTGTACCCGCTGGCGGATGGTGGGTTGATTTTGACCGCGCCGGATGATTCTGCACCAGTGGCTACGCTGGTTTATGGGGTGCATTTCCTAGAGTACGAGCTGGACGATGATTTTGATCTGCGGTTTTCCGAATACGTGGTGAAGAGTTTTGATTATGACGGCGGTGGCGCGATCAAAGGGTCATGCAAGGATGATGGGGTGGAATTCTTCAGGCCGATGCACATAGTCGCAGACCGTCATGGCCACGGCATTGGCGGTTGCAAGCGGCGCGCCGAGTTGGAGCGCAATCGGAGGTTGGCGCGGGCGCATTCGATCATGGTGACGGTGTCGGGTTGGCGGCATGCCGGTGGGTTGTGGGCGATCAATAAGCAGGTGCGGTTGGTTATTCCTGATGAGGGCATTGACGGGGTGTTTTTGATCGGCGATCGCGCACTTAGCCAGGACGATAAGTCGGGTTCGGTGACGCACTTGCATTGCATGCACCGGAATGCCTTTGTGGGTGAGCAGCCGAAAAAGATGAAGCGCGGCGCGGGGGCACGGAAATGATTAGGCAGGTGTTTCACAGGCTGCAATTGCTATGCGCGCAGGGTGTGGTAGCGATGGTGGGCGCGGACAAGATTCAGGCGCTGGTGTTGGACGGCGAGACGTTGAACAACATTGATCGGGTTGAGCCTTACGGATTGAGTTATCGACCGAAGTCCGGCAGCCGGGCTTATTTGTTTTTCCCAGCGGGTGATCGCGCTTACGGCATCGCTTTGGTGATTGGCGATAAGCGTTACCAGATGGATTTGGCCGAGGGCGAGGTGGCGTTGCATGACGACGAAGGAAACCACGTCCACTTGAAGCGCGGCGGGGTGATCGAGGTGAAGGCCAGCAGCAAGGTGATCGCTACTACGCCGCTGTTTGAGACTACACAGGACTGCAAGATCGGTGGCGATTTGCTGGTGGTGGGCAAGAGCACGTTGAGCGAGGACGTGAGCTGCGGGGCGAATGTGGTTGCGGTCGGGACGGCGACGGCGGCGGCAGTGCTGGCTGGTGGGTTCTCTGGCATGGCTGGCGCTGCGGCCAGTATGACGGGCGGGATGGATGTGACGGGTACGTTGACGGCGAATGGGGTGAGTATTGACCAGAATCACAAGCACTCCTGCCCTGATGGCGGCGGCGAATCTTCGGGGGTGGTGTGATGCTGAAACTGGTGCAGATTGGTGATGGGGTGTTTGACCTGGCATTTGATGATCCGGCGCTGGCCGATGATGCGGCCAAGGCGGAGACGCTGGTTTATGCGGTGCTGTTTACGGATGCTGAAGCGCCGGTTGAGCGCGTGGCGGAGCGCTTTGACCGGCGCGGTTGGTGGGCTGATCCGGCGCGCGGTAGCGGGTTGTGGTATTTGCGGCGGCAGGCGCTGGGCAGCGCTGCGCGCAGCGAGACGTTGGCGATGATTGCCAGTGCGATTTCGGGGTGCGATGCGGGGATGTCTGAGGTTGTTGTCAACGAGGTGGCCGGGTCTGCAAGCAGTGCGGAGTTGGTACAGGTGGCCGGGTTGTATCGCGGGAAGCCTTTTGTTGTCAGTGGGCCGATTTCGGGTGGCGGGTTGGTTTCAAGCGGTGTCACTGCTATGCCGCCTGCCCCTGTCAATCAATTTGTTTACGCCACGTGGAATCCGCTCACGAATCCGACTGATGTAACGCTGTCGAATGGGAATTTATCGGCTTCGTCGCTGAGCGGCGCTGTGCTCAGCACTATCGGGAAAATGGCTGGAAAGTGGTATTGGGAGATTGCGTGTGTTTCCAATAACGGCGGTTCTGGCTTTTACGATATTGGGATTTCAAAATCTATTCCGCCATCGGACACCGGCCCACTTGGTCAGAATATTCATTCTTGGGGGTTGTTGAGTTACGCACCGGCTGGAACGTTCCTGTGCAATGCGACGACTTCAATTGCTTATCCCTATCCAAACGGCAGCGTCCCTTACGTGGACGGGGATGTTATCGGTGTCGCTTTGGATATGGACGCTGGATCAATAACGTTTTACCGGAACGGTGTCCCCTACGAGCTGGTAGGTGCGGGGTCTAACTACGATACCGGATTTTTACCGACACCCGGAAAAGAGTGGTTTGCTGCGTTCAGTACGTGGAGTGGCGGCACGGTTGATGTGACCGCGAACTTTGGAGCATCACCTTTCGCCTATCCCGTCCCTGCCGGATTCAATGCCGGGCTTTATCAATGACAGCGCGGTGCAGCGGGAAACGTTTCCAGCGTTTCCTTTCCGCGCTCAGCTTTGCACAATGGGCGCATTCTTCGTGAAAGTTCCCTTGTGACTTCTTATATCCGCCCTGCCTATTCTGCTCTGCTGTCGCGCATTGAAAGCGATCTGGCGGCGATGCCTGCCGTTCTCCGTGCGCCTTTATCGGCGGCATGGGCGCGGGTTGGGAACGGTATGCACGGCCATCTGGATTGGATTGATGCGCAGTGTTCGCCGTTAACGTGTGATCTGGAACGGTTGTATGACTGGGCGGCGGTGTACAGCGTGGATCGGCTGATGGCGACGGCGGCTTGGGGTAGTGCGTTGGCGACCGGGAATGTGGGCACGCAGTTGTTGGCCGGGACGTTGTTGCGCGGGACAAACGGGCTGGATTATTCGGTGCTGGCGGCTGTTGCGTTGGGGGCTGGTGATACGGTTGTTTCGATTCGCTGTGTTACTTCGGGCGTGTCTGGGAATCTTGTCGCGGGGCAGGTTTTGATGTTGGTTGATCCGGTGCCAGGTGTAAATAATTCGTTGACGGTCGATGGTCTCGGGATCGGTGGCGGTGCGGAAGATGAGTTGGTGGATGCTTGGCGGGCGCGGGTGGCGGAGGAATGGCGCACGATTGTGACTACGGGTGCGCGTTCGGGCAAAGTGGCGGATTACCGTTACTGGGCAAGAGCTGCGCATCAGTCGGTGACCGGGGCGATTGTGCAGCCGCATGCGTTGGGGATGGGGACTGTGGTGGTAAGGCCGATCTGCAACGGGTTGGCGGACAGGTTGCCGACTCAGGCGGTGTTGGATGCGGTGGCGGCATTGCTGCTTTCGCTTGCTCCGGCCACGGCGGATTGGCGGGTTGTTGCGCCTGCGGTGTTTCCGGTTTCGTTGTCTATCCATTTGTTGCCAGCGGTCGATACTGCGCCGAACCGGGCGGCGATTTTCGCTGCGCTTAACGCTTTGGTGTTGACGAAGGGCGGGACGGATATTGAGTCGCTGGAATTGCTGTGGGCTGAAATTGATGCGGCGATCTCGATCACTACCTCGCAATATGTGGCTGATGAGTCTGTGCCTATCATCTGGTCTGCTTTGGATGTTCCGGTGTTGCAGCCGATTATCTGGATTTAGTCATGCAAAACCCCGCCGTACCTGTTGCGAAGCGTTGGATGCAGATTACAAGTCATTCAGCTGGCGATTATGCCGATGCGCAACGCGCGCTGTTGCCGCCCGGTGCGGCGTTTGAGTGGCCGCAAGGCGGCTTTGGCGATGCGTTGTTGATGGGTATGGCTGAGGAGTTGGCGCGGGTGGGAATCGATGCGCAAACAGTGCTCGATAGCGCTGTTGAGCAGCATATTCCAAAGCATGGCAATTGGCATATTGATGAGTATCGGCGGGTTGCGGAAGTGGCGATTGCGGGTGTGGTGGAGCAATTGCCTCGAAAGCAAGCCACTATCGGTAGCCATGTCGGAGATCGATTGTGGAGCAGCGCTGCACCTTTGCTTAATTTTCCTGTTGAGTTGGTGCGTGTCGATCAGGTTTATCCGGCTCGTGTAGGTAGCCGTGTTGGAGATCAGTTGTGGGGTGCGCGAGGGCGCTATGTGCTGCGAGTGCGTTATTACAAGTCGGTGGTTGATCCCAAGCCGTTGTGGGATGCGCTGATGGCATTTAAGCAGGCGCACGTTTATTTGTGGTTTGAAGATATTACTGGGGCTGGAGGAAACTATGGAATTAACTAACGCGGCTGGGCATGTAAACCATCAATTTGTGGCGGAAGACCCTTCAATTAACAGGCCGCCAACGGCATTTGAGCCTGTCGATTTTAATGCGTGGCAAAACGAGTTGGTCAATATCATTTTGGCTGCGGGTATTGTCCCAAGTGCTGCCGATAATGCGCAGGTGATCGCTGCGCTTCAGGCTCTGTTTGTGTCTCCAGCTGGTGTGAACGGGTTGATTTCTTCGGCGGTGGCGGCGTTGGTGAATTCCAGCCCTGCGGCACTGGATACGCTGAACGAGTTGGCGCTGGCGCTGGGCAGCGATCCCAATTTTGCGACGACGGTCAATACGGCTCTGGCAGCACGGATGAAGTGGTTGGGAGTTGGGCAGGCTTTGCCGGTGGCTAACGTTGGGCCGATCTGGCATGACGGTTTCAATTCGCTGATGACTTGGCAGGTATTTGATGCGAATGGCGCGGCTTATGAGGGCTATGCGAGTCAGTTGGTCGGCAGTTTGTTGATGGATACGCAGCCTACACCTCGCGCCGGTTACGTGAAGTCAGGGGTTGCCGATCTGAACCGTGGAACGTATGCCGCGTTGCGCAATTGGGCGATCCACAATGGGATTATGGTGTTGTCGGGGGCTTGGGTGGCCGGGACGATTGCGATGGCCGACAATCTGGATGGAACGACGTTCAAGGTGTTTGATGTTCGCGGTGAGTTCCCGAGATTCTGGGACGATGGGCGCGGGGTGGATTTGGCGCGGGCGTTTGGGAGTTGGCAGGCGGATGAATTGAAGAGCCACGCGCACGTGCAGACTGTACTTTCCGCGCAGGGCGGTGGCGGAGATAAGCCAGCCGGTTATCTCAATGCTGGTCCTGATCTTTCTGGCGCGTATTCAACCGCAGCAACTGGCGGAATTGAAACCCGCCCAAGAAACACAGCTTTTTTGGCTTCAATCAAGTTTTAAAAACGGTGCGACCGTTAACGGTGTGTCACCACCGCTAACGGCCACCTCCCGCAGTACTGACCTGCGTTTGGCCTAGACACCGTGCTGTGCACACAGCGGTTTTAGGCTATCACGCGAGAGTTAGATGATGGAAACGGTTCGTTGCGGTAAGTGCAGTAGAAAACTGGCAGAAGGGGAATATTCCCGGCTTGCTATCAAGTGTCCCCGTTGCGGGACAATGAATCAAATGAGTGCCACGAGCACCTCACCCGAACGCCTTGGAGCGTCTATCCGAAAGGAAACGTCCCATGAAAAACGAGAAGCATCCGATCTTTAACAATCCGAATCACATCCAGTTGGCCGCTGCCGATCTGCACCGGGGGGATTGCCTTGCGGTGATTCCCGGCTTGCCGGGGCAGTTCGATGCCATTGTGACCGACCCGCCGTATTCAAGCGGTGGTCAGTCCAAGGGCAACCGGGCGCGCTCTACCGGGCAGAAGTACCTTAACTCGGGCACGAGTCTTTACCCTGACTTTATGGGGGATACAAAAGACCAGCGTTCCTATTTGCATTGGTCGGCGCTGTGGATGGCGCTGTGCTATGACAAGCTGGCCGATGGCGGGCTGATGATCGTTTTCAGTGACTGGCGGCAGTTGCCGGTGACGACGGATGCGATCCAGTCTGCCGGGTTCACTTGGCGCGGGGTCGGGGTTTGGGATAAGACGGGCGGTAGCCGTCCTTACAAGGGTGGGTTTCGCGCTCAGACGGAGTTCTTTTGCTGGGGGTCTAAGGGTTCGCTGAAGGGGGAGAAATACTCGCCTGGCTTGTTCCGCGTGCCTCCACTGGCCGGAGGCAAGTATCACCAAGTCGGCAAGCCGTTACCCTTGATGGAAGAGCTGGTCGCAGCCTGTGGCCAGCGCATCCTTGACCCGTTCATGGGTTCGGGTACGACAGGCGTGGCCGCGTTGGGTCAAGGCAAGGAGTTCACCGGGATTGAGGTGTGCGAGCATTACTTCAAGGTGGCGGTGGATAGGCTGCAAGAGGCTAAATAG